CGGGGTCCCAGGTGATTAGGCGCCGCCCCCTATTAAGACGGTCTTCAGCGCGCAAGCGCTGCCTGAGAGCCCACGGGCCCGCGCCGAAGCGCAGGCCCGTGGAATGCAACAAAATTTAAATTGGTGCGACAAAATGCGAATTAAAGCTCCCCATCCGCCAAAGCGTACTGAGCTCCTCTCGACAGCTCGTAGCGGGTGTTCCGCAGAGCAAGAGAAGGTCTCAGCCCACTGGCGATGAGTCGCATCGCGTGCTTCAGCACCACAGGCCATGTGATGCCGAGCTCTTGGCCCATGCGTTGGGCCTCTTGGTAAAGCAACCCCCGCTGCTCAGACGCTCTTCCAGACATCTGGGCTTGCAGCGCGGGGGGGGCGGAGCCTCTAACTCCGAATTGCCCGTTGGTTTGTCGGCCGGGGGACCAGCCGATAGGACCTAGGGTATTGGTCGTCTCCGTAGAGTCGTACCTCTCCAAGAATCCGCGACGTGGCGCTGCCGTGGGAGAGAGCATGGGCGCCGGGTGTGGCGCCCGGGCCTCCGTTGCCGGAGCCCGGGAGCCATCCTAGCGCGTACGCGGATTCCCACTGGCCTGCGCCGCGATAGCCTGGATCTTTGCGAGAGCCTGTGGTGCAGTAAGGGGCACGGGGTGCATGACCTGTCCGCCCACAGTGTCCAGGGGCCAGCGATTATAGAAACTGGCACGCACCGAAAACGTGTAGGCTTGATCGGCCGCAGGTTCATCGAAGATAATGAATAGCGTAGACATGGGCCTCAGCGCCGGGACAGCTCCCGGCCATATCGCCCAATGCTCGCCAAACTCATCAGCGGTGTACGTACCATGCCACTCACCAAACGAATCGTAGTCGACAGGGTCCACAACGTGTGAAATGAAATCGGTAGGCCGCTGCAACTGCTTCCCCGACATGCTCTTACACTTTGGGTGCGACAGAAGTTTGTTCACCAGAACGTCGAACTGTGCATCCGAAAGTGAGGCAGGCGATGTGGGGAGAGCGACCCGCGAGTCACAGTTTAAGAAATAGACCCTGCCTCCAGCCGAAATGTCTGCGGTATTGTTAACCAATGTCACTCCTGCCTTCATGGCGCGCCCTGAGGTGGGCCCGCCCGCTGAGTCAGCAGCTGCCAACAAAGGGACGGTATGCACTCCAGAGGTACCCGCAGCCTTCTGCCGTATGTATGCAACAGTGCCGGCCCTACCCGTGTTGGTCACTACTAGGAGTGTCCTCAAAGTCGAGCTCACATTCTGTTCCACACGCACCATGCCAGTGTGGGCAAGCGCGTTGGCTTGGTACTGCGTTGTAGGCACCAAAGTAGGCGAGAGCGGATCGAAGGAAAACTTCGGCGCAGCAGAGCCAGCAGCCTTCTTGGGAGCGGGCTTGGCTCTGCTCTTCGCAGCTGGTGCCGGAGGAGGCCGAAAACGACGCTGTGGGGGGGCCTGCTTGGGAGGTCCCGGAATAAGTCTGCGCGGCTTGGCCATCGCGAAATAGTGAATTCAGACGGTTTATCTGACCCGCCTTATGCATCCATGCATTTGGTGCCTCGACCCACCGCCCCGGAAGGACTTTACCGGCGTTGACGTCGCGTTCACTCCCAATCGGTGTCTTCCGCCGGGAATACTGTCCAACCCATCTGCGTGACAAAATCACACAGCATCTTGTCCTCATCGGGACTGTGCCTCAAACAATGTCTCATGCCCTTGATTGAGTTGTCAGAGGGGGGCTCGCCCGGCACCCGCTTAAGGTCCAAATGCGCAAGCATCTTGGCCAAATTGCGGAACCGTGCGGTCCACACACCATCTTTCTTCTCATAATCGTGGGAGGTGAGTTCGATGGGGCCGTCCACGGGACAGTCTGCTATCGCTCCTTTGGTGATGACGCCCGTTGTGGCCAGCAGTGCCACATCCACTTTTCCTGCGTGGGCTTCATCGTCCCCGATTGTATGGGCCCTCGTGGCCCCTGTCGCCGTCAATGTGAAGGATCTGATCACAGAATTCTGTGCTGCAGTACTCGGAATACCTGATGCGGTAATTCCAAAGTTCATAGGCACGACCAGTGTCTTACCAACCACTATAACGTGCGCCGAGTTACAAAAGGCCTCAGCCATAAGGAGCTCTGCTGCGGTGTCGGAGTACTCCGTGAACCGGCTGATGCGACGTTCAGCATCGAAAACAATGCCATCGCGCGAAACGGAAAGGTCCCATCCAGAAGCATCCGAGCACGAAACCCGGTCCCCTCCATCAGCAACCCACTCCAGGATCTTGCCTGTCATCGCTATGCCTTCGTCATGGTGACCCATGCCAACACCTTGGCACTTCAGGATCTCCTCACCATACGCCGATATGTCCTCATTATTTTGCGGCTTGTGGGTATATGCCTGTGCCACTGCATCTATCATAGATGTGACCCAGATCATGCGCCACCTCTTATCCTTGACTTTACCCTCGTCATGCCCTTCCATCTTGGGCCCCAATTCTTCCGGATCGCGCAATCCCAGCTTCACCATATCCCATGGGGTCATGGTAGGCAGAGCCGACGCCGAAGCCATCCGTAGAGCAAGGCGGGCGGAGACCAGGTACAACAAATCATCCCTGTTCTTACCGCTCGCCCATATCTGCTTTGGCCCCGGCTTGTATCGCGCCGACCATCCGGCACTCTTGGACCCATCCATATTCGATATAAACCTGTCCACAAAGTCAACAAACTGAGCGGACGTGCATGGGTTGACTGTTGGGTACATGTCACAAAACTCCTCGACCTTCGCCGTGAAGTCTCCCTGCTTGCGAATTTGGTCCCAATTGCCTGGAGCCTGTCTCTTGAACTGTCCAGTCAAACTCTCCCGAACCGCTGAGGGTCCAGTGGGGGGTAGACAATATTTAGCCGCTTCAGGGGGGGCCCCTATCGACTTCAACACTGCCATCGCCTCCTCTGACACGCAACGAATGGGCGAGCTTGTGGCCCTGGCCATCGTGCAGGTCCCCACCGTCTTGGCATGAACCTCGTCCCTCGAATTCATATACATGGGGGCATCTGGGTCGTGTTTAAACGCAACTGCTCCAGCCGCCATATAACTCAAATACTCCACCATAGCTTTGTCTCTGAGAATAGCATCTGCACCAACGTCCTTAAGCGCCAGAAGCGCCTTAGGATCGTAGGTGGTCATCCACTCCTTGAGAGCCAAGCGGGCGGTAGTGTCCAAGTTGGGACTTTCCTGCAGCTCCTCGGCATCATCAACGTGCGAGGCCCAATACTTGCGCCCTCCAGTCTTAAATACCTTAAACCTATCCGGGACTTGCGCAGAGGGTATAGCCGCATCTCGTGACTCATCACTCACCGTTGGGATAGAGTCTGGAGGGAAGTCCGCTAAATTGCGGTCAATCACCTCCATCAAGGCAACCATGGAGTCCAGCTCACTGTGGTCCTTGTCATCTTTGGGCTTGGCCTCAACCTCCTCACATTCGTACACTTTGTCCTCCGTGCCATCACTGGGCTTCAGCCACTGCTCCTGCTCGAAGTTCTTCATGTCGATCAACCCCATCTCGTGCAACCGAGCCAAAGGTTTATTCTGCGATTTGCGCCCGACTCTCGAGCCAACCAGGCAATGCCGGCGCACCCAGCCGTTCACCACCATAGGTGGGTCGTCGACCAGGCTGCAAGCGTTCCTTACAAACTCCAAAATCATGACGCACTTCGTGTCCATACCTTCGTCTTCCACTTCATCCGCCCAAGCTGGCGAATTGAATGTAGGCCTGACGTACACGCTCCTCATGGAGAGGGGAAGGCCTTTTGGCATAGGCACACGCTCTTGCTCATATCCGCTAGAGCCTCCCGTGTTGCCTCTATCCATCCTGGCTCCCACCTCTTTGTTCCAACTCTCTTTGTCAGTACCTTCGAAGGCCTTGATAGCCTCGTACTCAGCTTCGACATCTTCGCTGTTCTCCGTGGGGGTATATCCGCTGGAATGAATGCTGCCGGATTGTTCTTCCATCTCCTCCTCGGCAGCCTCAGCGGCTCTCAGCAGAGCCTCTTCAATCTCTTGTTGCTTCTGCTGTTCATACGTGAGGGCTTCATCCTTATCCAAAATGTTCCACACACGACCGGGAACGGATTTCTCCAGGAACCCGACCTTGCGCAGCAGGTAGGTCAGGGCGCAGTGTCCGATTGCAAAATTGCTACTGCCATCTCCGCCTGCCACATGCATGCCGATCACCAGCTCACGAGCGTTCCTCCTCATGACAAGGGGGGAGCCCGAAAAGCATTGGGTCGTCGAACACGTATGGGTGACGACTCCGGCAGTCTTCTCCTTGACCGGGTCTCTCACCAACGCGCCACAGGCCACAAGCACATCCGTGCTGGGGCAGCCATACACCTCACACAACCCTTCTCCTGTATTCAGAAGGTCGGCTGGCTTGATGCTGCGAACCCCGGCAGTTGCCCAGTGTTCTGGACGCAAACGGTAAGCGACAATATCGGTAAAATGAGCACTCTTGCGCTGACCACCTATGGTCACCTTCTCGCAGCTGGTGATGTCCACGCACGCGGACCTCCCCTCTCGGGAAACAATGATCTCCACTGCCTTGTAACCAATTTTCAAAGGGTTCTCCAATATGTGCCTGGCGGTGATTAACCACTCGCCGGCTCTGAAGCCCATGCCCATGGTGGACATCTGGCCGCCCGCTCGCTCCACGCCCAACAATACCATCCATGCTGGGGTCTTTATAGCGGGTCGGGGAGGGACAGACCCTCTGACCACCGATTCATCCGGATCACCAGCTGCCAACTCCACAAACTTGTAAGTGACACTGGCCTGACACGCCGGGTTCAAGAGATCGCCATTCGGCGGCACGGCAACCTCTGCAGGAATTGTCTGGTACACACCATCGCCCAAAGTGGGTCGATAGTATATCTTACCCAAGGGGCCCGCGAAGAACCCGGTGGGCGCTGGGAGGATCGTCAGGTTGCGTCGCACCGCCTCTTCCCTTGCGATACGCGCGTTCCTCGCCAACTTTAAAAGAACTGCTCCCCCCACCACCAGACCGGTAAGGGAAGCCCAAACTTTGGGAGTAAAGAGCCACCACGGAGCGAACAAAGCCCACATCGCCTCAACCAAGACGTCAGCCGTCGTGAAGACAGCCGACACCATGGCCGCGGCTTTGAACCACACCAACAACACCCCGCTGCTCGCAAATTCAACAATCCCCTCGAACGCCATAGCTCCC